GTATTGTTGACCCGTTAATGACTGCAAATGACTCTACAAGATCAGCTGCAAGATTTACAAAGGTTGCTTATTCTACGCAAGCTTTTAAATTAAACCGTGATGATCCTCAACACAATGGTACACCTGAAGTACAGTTTTACGTTGAAGGTAATTCAATCAGAAGCATTACAAAGAGTAATTCAAACTATACATTAAATCCAACTAAAGTATACTCAAATAATGCCGCATTGGTTTTATTAGATTATTTGACAAATACTGAGTATGGTAAGGGTGTTGCTGAAGAAGATATTGATTTAGAATCTTTCTACAAAGCATCTAAAGTATGTGATATTGTTGTAAAAAGCAATGTAGCTAAGAAGGGTATTTTAAACATATCTAAAGGTGGTACTAAAGATATTAGACTTTGTGAAGCTAATATCACTTTGGATTCTGCTACATCTTCAAGAGAAAATATTCAAACACTGCTGGATATAATGCCTTTAAGTGCACTTGTTTGGACTGAAGGTAAATATCGCTTAAATATGCCTTACGCATATGTGTATGATGCTGTCCAGCAATATAGTACTGGTGACATTGTACAAGTAACTGATAATAGTGGTAAAAACCGTTTATTCAGTGCTTTATCGTCTAATATTGGTGCTAATCCACTTACATCTAACGTATGGGTTGAGGATGTTATTCCTGATGATTTTAAAACATTAACAGATGATGATTTAATCAGAGACACTGAGTTAGTTATTTCTTGGCCTGATGCTTCAACAAAACTAAACTTCTGCACTGTCAGATTTAGTAATGAAGAACAAGACTTTGCTGAAGATACTGTATGCTGGCCTGAGAAAGAGCCGACAGATAGCTCTAATACAGTATATCAAACATTCTTAGCTGAAGATAATAATGTACCTTTAGAAACTGAAACGTTTGAAGCAGGCTGTACAACACCTTATAGTGCTTTAGCACGTGCTGAACAAAAAGTCAGAGCATCGAGAGACATTGTAGTCTATACTTTCAAAGCTACAGCTAGTGTTTTTGCTTTAGAACCAGGTGATCTATTTGGTTTTGAAAGTCAAATATTTAGCGTGCCATATACTGTATTAAAAGTTGATGAAGTTGAAACTGAAGAGGGTGGTATTGTAAAAATATCTGCTTCGACATTTGATGCTAGATTGTTAGCTTGGAACGTGCCAGATGACTTCTATACACCATTGCCTGACACTTTTGAAGGTTATGTAATTAAGCAAGCTAAAGATTTGAAGATGTTGATTGGTGAAAGTCAAAACAAAACTTCAAATTATGTCTTGACTTGGACTGGCGCAAATGATAATAGAGTTACAAGATATATTGTAAAGTATACAACTGATTCTATTTCAAATATTACTTCAGCGACAGCTTGGACAGACTTAGGTGTAACAACATCTTTGAGATTTGAACTACCAGCTCTTGACGGTACATTTACATTTACAGTGGTTGCTGTTAGTGCGAGTGGTAAAACAGCTCCATTCAGAAACGTTGCAGAAGGTTCTCAATGGCCTTTGATTAACTATAGTTTATCATCGTCATTCTTGAATTCTGCTGAATCTGTTACAGTAGCTTTGACAAATGATGTTGCTGCTATTATTACAGATAGTGGTGGTACTGTTGTATCAGACGGCTATTATTACAGTGGTACTGATATTAAAGTGTACTCAGGTTCTCTATCACTCATTTATGATGGTGTTGGAACAACTCCTGGTACTTGGAAAGTAGCTATACCTTCAGGTAATCAAGTTAATATCACAGCAGGAGCAATCTCTGCATTATCTTCTGATCTTTCAGTAGCAAGAGTCGGTAATCACAGTGCTATCACAAGTAGTGTAGCTACAATCTCTTATGTGATTTCAGGTACTACTGTTGCAGGCGCTACCTTTAGCTATACTAAAATACAGACAATTAAAAAGAAAACAATCTCTTATAATGTGAAAGCTTTAAAGCTGACATCATCTGATTTTGCAATCTTTAAAGATGCTGCTAATAAGACTCTAAGTGGCGTCCATTCATCTGTTGTGGTTACTGCTAAGAAGTATATCGGTTTTACTGAAAGTGACTTTACAGGATATTTAACAGTTCAAGCTGATACTGATGTTTCTCAATCTGTTCGATACCCTAATGCTGTTACATTATCACCTACAAACACTGCTAGTGTTTCTCAGTACACTATAAGATTGTATGATACAGCATCATCCTCTGAAGTGCTTGCTGAAGAAATTATCCCTGTTGTATTCAAGGGTAACAAAGGCTCAAGTGCCTTAAACGTTATTCTTAGCAACAGTACTCATGCAATACCTGCTGCATCTAATGGGACTCCGTTAGATTATTCCAATAGTGGAACAGCTATTTATGTGTATGAGGGTGGTTCAAGATTGTTGTACGATGGTGTTGGAACAACTACTGGTACTTGGAAATTTACAGCTTCAGCTAGCAACATCACAACTGGTGCTGTGACTGACTCTAGTGACTTTGCAACTATTGGTAATCATTCTGGCATGACAGCTGAAACAGCCGCAATTGTTTACACGATATCTGGAAGAACTTCAGAAGGTATTGCTTTTGCTTTAGAAGGTGTTCAAACTTTTGTTAAGGCTCGTAAGGGTGAAACAATCATTGAAGCGTTCTTATCTAATACTGGCTATGTGTTTCCAACAGATGAGAACGGTACAATTACATCCTATGCAGGTACAAGTACTGAAATTGCTGTCTATGAAGGTAATACTAAATTACAGTATAATGGTACAGGTACTACAAACGGTACTTGGAAGGTAGTTGCTGCAGGTAATAATATCACAGCAGGTGCACCGTTAACTATTGTCAATGGTACTGATGTCAACTATCCTGTTGCTTCAGCAATGACAGCTGATAGTGCAAATCTTGTGTTTACTATTACAGGTAAATCTAGTGCAGGTCAAGCTTTCACATTAACAAAGACTCAAGCCTTCACCAAGAATCGTCAAGGTGTGACAGGTAAGAAATCTGCTGTTGTGCAATTATTTGCGTGGTCAACAGTTCAACCTACAGCACCTGCTGGTAACTCTAGCTATACTTGGTCTACATTGTCTAATGGCACATATACTAAAGCTAATGGTGAACCTACAGCTTGGGTCAATAGTATACCGTCTAACCCTGGCACACCTTTGATCAAATTGTGGACAGCCACTAAGCGTATTGAAGCTGTTAATAATGCTAGTCTGACTGATATTAGTTGGGTTGGAGCGGAAGTTGCAGCAGTTACTCAAAACGGTCAAGCTGGTTTAAATACCGCTACAGCTGTTTTGTACAAATGGTCTACAACAATACCTACAGCACCTTCTGGTACAAATACTTGGACTTGGACTTCAAATGACTTTGATGCTGTAAGTTCTGCAAACAGTAGTGCTGGTTGGTCTAAAACACCTTCTGCACCTACTGCAGGTATGACCTTATGGGCAGCTGAAGTAAAGTTATCAGACACTTCTACTAACGCTACTACAGTTGTTAACTGGACTACATCTTCTATTGGTGCTAGAGCTTATGCAGGTACTAATGGTTTAAAGGGTGATCAAGGTAACGTTGGTAATCAAGGAGCTTCTTATCGTCTATGCTTTGCAAAATCTGCAACTGCAACCGCAACAGCTCAAACTTATACTACAGCAGGCAATAGTAGTTTTGTGGCTAATGGTTCTTGGGGATTAGCTAGTTCAGTATGGTCTGGTAGCGCACCTGCCTTATCAGCTGGTGAGTACTTATGGCAATCTGATGGTGTCTATGATCCAGCAACAAACATCACTACTTGGACTACACCATATTGGTCTTCGCTTAAGGTTGGTAACTTATCTGCTATTGCTGCAAACCTCGGTACAATTACTGCGGGTAAGCTTGAAAATAACGGATTTGTAATCGATCTTACAAACAAAACAATCACAATATCGGTATAAAATGGAATATCAAACCTTCAAAGATAAAGTTGGAATACGCTTTGATATTGTGGAAGGTGAACTGGTGGAGAGCCCTTCGGGGCTTTTCACTGTTTCTACTACATATCAAGAAAATAGTATTTATTTAAATAAACTAACAAGACAAGCAATGTTAGTTATTGAAAAGGGTAGCTATATTGGTAGATCTTATAAACTAAGATTATCTGATTGTACTTCCTTATGGACCACTTGGCTAGATTCAAACAAAGGTTCTAATTACTACAATGTCTATAAGACAATGGGTAATAGAGACTTTATGGTCTGGTTTAGAGCTGGTATGTGTTCATATTTTGAAACACAACCCTTTGTAAAAATCAATACAGATTCTTTACAAGAAGGAGACTGTCTTGTTTACAGTTTCAATGATATTATAGATAGCCATGTCGGTATCTATATTGCAGATGATAAGATTTTACATCATTTGCCAAACAAGTTTTCATCACTAGATTTTGTAGACCGTTCTAAGATAAAAGGAGCATACCGATATGCCAAGTAAAACCTTTCATTTAGACGGAAACGCTGGTGTACTTTTGATCGGAAATTATGGTATCAATTTAGATGCTGTAAATAATCCAAACAATTATTTAACTCAACTTAACTTTCATTCAAACCTTAATTACATACAAATCAAAGGCTATATTACAAAATCTTCTGCAACATTTTCTGGATTGGTTAGAGATGTTGTGTACTGGGATGATGGTAGTAAGTGCGATTTTGGTTGTTATATTACAACAGCTTGTGTTAAGTATAAAGGATTTTCAGACGATTGTTATATTCTACAAACTTTAAGAAACTTTAGAGACGACCATATGTTGTCATCTCAAGCTGGTAAGGATGCTGTTAAATTATATTATGAAACTGCACCTGATTTAGTTAATAAAATAGAGTCAATGGAAAATGCAAAGAGCTTATTTAATTCAATATATCACAACTACTTAATAAAAGCAGTTTTAGAAATTGAATCAGGTCAGTTCAAAAAGGCTGAAAGCACTTACACTGAACTTTATAATTTTGTAAAGGACTTGTAATGGGATCAGCAATTATTCCAACTCAAAGGGTTGATAGCATTGAAGTAGGCACAACAACAATCGTAGACCCTTTACTGCTATTGAAGGTAGATGGCGTTGTCTACTCTAACGGTTATCGAATTACTTATAATGCAGGCTATAGAAATATATTTCCAGGTTATAACAGCTCAAATCAAAAAGTGTATTTATACTGTCATAACATTGCATTTGGTGAAGATTTACCGCAGCTCTCTTTAACTAACGTGGAGGTACTTATAATTGGTTGAACGTATCAAAATATCTCAAACAAAGATTACCACAAGAAGAGCTGATAACAGCATATCTTTCGATACAGATAATCTTTATTTAAAAACAGACCCAGCAGGAACTTTAAAGGCTGGCGGATATGAACGCTGTCCAGTATTGACAGGCTATGGTACAATCACCGAAAAGACTGCATTAGGTGGTTTTCCTTATCTTATAAAAGCTGCAGGAGGTGGTCCAGTAGCATTTTCAGATTACCTGCCAAAAGGCCCAGTTACTCTAGTTCAAAATATTGGACCTGGCTTTACAATGTTTGTTGCGTATAGTGCAGAATGTTCTATAACTCAAAATGGAAATCAAGTTGGAACATTTAAGTATATCTACAGAGTATCAACACCGAACCCTCAATTAATTCAGCAAGGTGTTTATGTGTCACTATGGGGTATTGTAAACGTTTCAACGTATTCAAGTTTTGAGGGTGGTGCTGTAACATTCAATCGCCCTTCAACAAATACTTTGTATAATGCTGATGGTACAGCTCACTCAAACCAAGGTGCAGGTGTTACTGGTTTTGAATGCGGTGGATTTAATCTACTATACACATCACCACCTGTTAGCCTTTCTATTGCGGTGACACCATGAGTTTACAAATAACAGCAACAGAAATCAGAATTCAAAATGCGTTAGGTGTTGTTAAATTTACTAGCAATAATAAGCTTGTGTACCCTCGGACAACTAAGACAGGAACTATAACTGTTGGCGCTAGTTCTGTAAGTGTGCCGTTTGCAAGCATGAGCAGCTCTGAATTCTTAATATTAAGTTTTAAAATAAACACTTGTGACGGTAATGTTGGAGGTGCTTTAGCAGGAACGGAAATTCCTGGAAATGGCTCTATCATTACTAAATTCTACGGCAGAGCTGTTAATAACAATCCTGCAGCAGATACAGATTATCTAGGAGCTATCCTAATTGGGGATCAATTGGTGTTTAGAGCTGTCAAGGCTCCATATAACACTACTAACCTAACCACAACCGATGTCACAACAAATTTGACATATCGTGCAACAATCTTTAGCTATCTATAAGGCAATCATGAATTTAGAAAATAAAACAGTAACAATTGAAATGATGTCAGTTGTATCATATCCTCCAGAAACTACAGTAACTGTAAATATCAGTGAAGAAATTTTTGAAGGTTTGTTTAGACATATAGGTAAGTATGATATAAAGTTTGATAGTATTTTCCACTCAAGCTCTGATCCTTATTTACTTCAGCTTGTAAACGAAAAGCTATCTTTGATTCCAGATTAAACAACCCCGTTAAATTAACCCTATAGACGCCCCGTTTAATTAACCTTTTCTTAGTAGTTGTAGTTTATCAAATCTTAACTACTATACCCCTCGTAATGAGGGGTTTTATTTTGCGGTAAAATAAGTATCTTATATGAAAGGAAGCATATAATGCGATTAATGATTATATTGATGCTGATGATGCCAATTACAATTTCTAATGAAATCTTTACACTAAGTTTTGTTGGAAAACAAATTGCAAAATCACATGAAAATCCTTTATCAAAACGAGAGTTAAAATGCTTGGTTGATAATGCTTTTCATGAAGCTCGCGGTGAAGGAATGGTTGGTATGGTGCTAGTGACAAAAGTAGTGCTTAATCGATCTAAGAAAACGAAAGAAAACTATTGCTCTACGATTTATAAGAAGAATCAATTCTCTTGGACTTTAATGAAGAACCTGAAAAAGATTCCTAATACAACTCGTAAGGAAATAGAGTATCTTGTGCTAACAGTACATCATGGTTTAGCAGACCATCTTGTGCCAACTCACTTAAGCAACGCCTTGTTCTACCATGCTGATTATGTACGACCTTCTTGGTCAAAAGTATATAAGAAGCTAGGTGTATGGGGTAATCATGTGTTTTATAACGAAAGGTAAGAAATGAAAAAGTCTTTAATTCTCTTGTGTTTGGTGTCTACTATGTCTTATGCTGAAACTAAGATATACAAAACAGATTCAGTTGGAAATGTACAGTATAACAAGGGCGCTTTAGTTGTCCAAGGTAATACTATTGTAAAACAAGATTCAGTTGGCAATAATCAATACCATCAAGGTGGTTTTAAGATTGTCAATAATCAAGTTTACAAAACAGATTCAATTGGAAATGTACAGTATAACAAAGGTTCAGGAAAGGTTGGTAAATGAAACGTACTGAGAAGATCTATGAACAAGCTTGGGTGCTACAGAATCAACTTCGGATTTTAATTCAAGCAAAGGTAAATGAACTTAACAACCCTCGGTTAGCTTACACAACAAGTTTGATAATCCATCACGTTAATGATCTTGATTTCAATGTATACTCTTCTTTAAAGAAGTGTGACTTGGATAAAGAGCATTTAGATGAATTATCGGAAATGATTGAAGAGTATGTTGAGGTTGTTGATCTAGTTCAGCGCACTTTAAAACTGCGGAAATAAGGGTATCTTATATGAAAGGTAGAAATACCTAGATTCAATGTTTAAAATCAAAGGAGTTAGTATGAAGGGTTCAATTCGTGCAGCAGTAGGTTTCTTAATTGTGTTCGGCGTTGTAGGTGGTTTAGATACTAATAGTATTTCAATCAGCTATACAATCGCATTGGCCACAGTTGGGTTAGCTATCATGGCATCTGGTGTTTCAGCAATCGTATCTAAGTAATCAATCCCAAAGGAAATCAAATGAAAAAATTCATCGCAATCATTCTCGTGGCTCTGTCTTTCACTGCTAATGCTCAATCTAATGAAGATTTCGACACAATCGGATTTTCTAAGTTTAGCATGTGCCTTGAAGCATCTATGATGGCATCTCAAGCTTACACACTGAAAGAACAAAAAATCAAACTTGTGCACCCACAATATGATGATTTGTTTATCGGTATCTTTATGAAGCAAGCAATCGATTATGGTTACAAAGCCAAGAGCCGCCGTCAAGCAGTTGAAGGTGCTCACATTCGGTGCTTGCGTAGTAAATTGTGGGCTGATAGTATTGAAGAGTGAAACTGAAGAGTCTTAAATAGACGAAACCTAGGGAGCTTCGGCTCCCAATGGTCTTTCACAACTTGTCTTTAAAGGAACTTAAAATGTCAACTCAAATCGTAAAATATGTTAAACAAACTTTCATCGTTAAATTTGCTAAAGCAGTCTTCATTGCACTATTGTTGTCAGTTGTAGCTAATGCATTCTTCTTAGGACGGCATGTTTCAAACGAACAGCATATTGCAGAGACTCAAAAGGTTATCACAGCAATTGCTATTGAAAACAATAAGCTTAAAGTGGAACGCGATCAAGCTGTAGTAAGTTATATGCAAACTCAAGCTAAGTTAAATGGTGCTTTAATCCCTGAAGCGTCAGTTAAGGAAGCTGTTAGTGTGCATGTAGTCCAACCTACAAAAGAGACTGCAACTAATGCTTACAATGTAACAGTTGAAGGTATTAATGTAGCTAGTCATTTTGTAAAGAATCAAGCTGATAAAGCTTGGTCTTATGTCCAGCAGTAAGAAAAAGAAACAAGGGTTAGGGTTGTGGGATTTCTTGACACAAAATAATAGAAGTCCTACAACCTTTGAAGTCTTTGTTTCTATCGCTAAAGCGGATTATCTACTTGGAAAAATCTATGACCTATACAGGCAACAAGAGAACTTTGAAAATGAAACAAAACGTATAGAACAATTGAGACGTATAATGTTATTTATACCACCTCATGATGAAAGGCACAAGAGTGCAAAGAAAGAGCTTTGGAGAATTCTAAAGCTGTGATCCTACCCTTTATGGGTAGGGTCTTCTTTCCTTCATTCTTTTTTTTTTTTTTTTTTTTTTTTCTACACTCAAGTGAGTAACTTGGTGTGGACCTTGTCCACGTTTCTAAACAAAACAATAAGGACAGAGAATGCTTAAATACGAGATAATTCATATCTTTTGGATAACCTTTCGACTTGCTATGATTATCTTTGCTAACATTCTCAGCGTCTACGCTATCGTTCTTTTATTTCCATTAATCCTAACATTCATATTCTGGGAATTTAAATGAGACAACAAATTATACAGTCCATTAAAGATCGTTTGAAAACCGAAATAGCACCTCAGAGTCCGTTAAAATATCTTTTTCAACACGAACCTGAAACATATATAGATACTGTAATATCTATTGTTTATCTCTATACAAGAGCTAAACGTGGTGCAAATAAAAATACTGTATATCTTACTGAAGTTATTTCAGCTATCGGTCACGGTATTCGTAATAAGTTTAAACTCAAGCGAGATTCAGCTGTAGCAGCTAAGACAGGTGCTTTTATGCTATTCACCTTTGAACAACTCTGCTTACTACAAGTAGTGTTAGGTCAAAGTTCTAATGGTCATAATAGTTATATTATTCAAGTCTTAGATGATGAAGCTATTTCTGGTTTATGGGAAACACTTAATCCAGCTGAAATTGAAAAGCTACCTTCTGAAACACCTTATGAGCCTTGGAAGACTACTAGACACGCTACTGGTGCTAACATGGTTAAGACAGGTAATAAGGATGTGCTTGACAAAATAACACCTGAAACACATCCTGTTGTGTTTGATTGTATTAACAAAGCTCAGTCAATGGGTTGGCGTGTAAACAAAGATGTTTATGACCTTCACTTGTGGGCTTTAAGGAATAAGACTGATGCATTTGCTGAAATTTGGGAACAACAAAATCCAGAAGCCAAAACAACCAAGCTTAGGGAAGCTAAAGCTATTGGAGGAATTGCTAAACGATTCCTCAACAAAACTTTCTATCACTTATATTACTATGACTTTAGAGGAAGGAAATATCCTGCTACTGCGTATCTACATGAACAGGGATCTGATCTTGCCAGAGGACTTCTGCTTCGAGACGATAAGAAATCAATTGGAAAAGAAGGTTTCTTCTGGTTACTTATCTCAATTGCAAGCAACTGGGCAGGTGATGCGGGTAGAGATGACGGAGCCAAGACTGATAAGATTCCTCTCAAAGATAGGTATCTATGGACGTTGGATAACGAGGAGATCATCCTTTCTTACGCTGAAAATCCTAAAGTAAATCAAGGCTGGATGAAGGCTGATAAACCTTGGCAATTCTTAGCAGCTTGCTTTGAACTTAAGAAATTTAGACACTGGCAAAATTCTTTCTTTGATACTTATGTTAATACTAACGAAATTGAAACAAAACTTGAAGAGATTGGTGTCGAACCCTACGACTATGAATCTCACCTCGAGTGCTATATTGACGGTAGTAATAATGGCAGTCAACATCTCAGTGCTCTTACTAAAGATGAGATTACTGCACCTCATGTTAATTTGGTCCCTCTTAATCTACCTGGTGATCTTTATAAATATGTCGGCGATCACGTCTGGGAGCACTTGTCTAAAGTGGTTGAAGGATACACTAAGCATCAAATAAAGTCATGTGAAACATTCATTGACAATTTGATTGAGCTTAAGAAACAAATTCATACAGCTGAGCCTAGGAGTGATCGTAGGAAACAGTTGATTGATGATGTTAGAAAGTTTAAGGATACTTATACTGATATTGCAAACGTAGCTGCACCAATTTATTGGTTGCGTGTTAAAGATGCAAAACATAAGCGTAAGGTTGTTAAGCGTAATGTCATGACACTGCCTTATGGTGGTACTGCATATGGTCTAGGTCAACAACAAATTGATGATGCTAAGAAGCATGGTATTGAATTGCTGTTGCATATGGAGCATAAATGGGGTGCTTATCTTGGTAGAGAAATCTTTGAAGACTGTCGTGTATCTCTTGAGCGTCCAATGCGATTGTTATCTGTATTTGAAGCAGCTGGTAAGAAAGCTGAAGTAGAAAGTAGATTTCTATCTTGGACAGTTCCTGTAACTAACTTTCCTGTAGTTCAAAACTATACAGAAGGTAAGGTTAAAAAGATATGGGTTCAATATGGCCCACCATTAACTAAGGTAAGTACAGGTTATTATGCTAACACATTACAACTTGCTATTTGCTTTATTGAAGATGTGATACCTTCTAAAGGTAAACAATCACAGGGTGCTAGTCCTAATGCTATTCATAGCTTAGATGCTGCACATTTAGCTTTGACTGTACATCGTGCTGAGTTTCCAATTACAACAATTCACGATTCGTTCGGATGTTTGTTGGCTGATATGCCACGACTGTTCACAATGATTCGTGAAACATTTGTTGAATTGTACTCATCAAACCCTCTTGAATCACTTATGAAAGATATTGAAGGAGATATTAGTAATGTCGAATTAGGTAATCTGGATATTAATCTTGTGCTTGAATCTGAATATTGTTTTGCATAAAGGAAATTAAAATGAAAGTCTTTAAGAATTTAAAAGAATTAACCACAGCTCCTGTTGAGATGCTTGAAGAACACAAGAATATTGTGTTTGAAGAAGATCTTGGCGGTGAGTTTATGATGATCTTTGGTGGTGATTGGCATCTGATTGAAACCAAAGAAGACTTAGAAAATATCGCTGAAGGTCCATACGATATTGTCGAGTGGAAGAATGAATTGCTAATGCTTGTCACGATTAATAATAATAGTGGTGGTCCTGCATATTTCATCCCTCGTGATATTGTGGCAGGTTCTTCATTTGAAGCTTTGGAGACCACAAATTGATTGATATTACTCGTACATCGATGCTTTCAGGTATCAAACGTACTCGTGCTATTGATATTACTGAAGAACAACTTAAGCAATGGGAAGCAGGTTTAGATCTGATTCAAAATATTGCACCAAACATTTCTGCTGATGACCGTGAGTTTATTCTTACAGGTTCGACTCCAGAAGAGTGGGATGAAGAATTTAAAGAGGATGAAGAAGATGACAAAGAGTTTAGGTGAATTACTTAGAGAAAAATTAGATAACGATTCTTTCGCAATACCTGTAAAGTCTCTACATTTTGAACAAAGGTTTAATGATGTTAAACCAATTGACAACCCACGTAAGAAAATTAACATTGTAATTAAAGGAAAATCTGAAATGTATGCTACTACCAAAGTTCTCGTTAGCCTCGGCGGTCGTGATAATCTTGTGCTGGATGCTGATAGCCAGCTGCTTAATGTGCTAGCCAATGCTCGTATTGCAAAGATTGATCGTGAATGGGATGGTGGTGTTAAAACTGTTCAGTACTTGAAAGATAAGCCAACTATCTCAATCGTAAGTTCAGAAGACATCTTGCCTCTCAAAGCTGACCCTGCTGATAAAGTTAAGGCATTGGAGCAGTTGCAAGAGAAACTTAAAGCTGAATCAGAAGCAATTGCTAAACAAATTAATGCTTTGAACAACGACTGACCCCGTTAAATTAACCCTCAAGATGAGGGCAACTATTCTCTAATCTATTAAGGAAGAAAAATGGCTATTATTCGTGACTGTGAAATTTGGTTTGCTAAACTTGATCCTAAGCGTCCTAACGCAAAATACAATAAAAAGAATCCCACATGGGAATGTCAGATTCGTACAGAGTCCAAAGAAGTTAAAAAGTCTTGGGAAGCTATGAATTTGTCTGTGAAAGCTGTCGTACCTGATGAAGGTAATCCATATTTCCGCGTTAATCTTCGTAAGAAGTCTATTAAGGAAGATGGAGAAGCAGCAGGTCCAGTTAAAGTTGTTAATGGTGGTCTTGATGATATTGATCCTAATACCATTGGAAATGGCTCTATTGGTCATCTCCGAATCTTCCAATACGAGTATCCAAAAGACGATGGCAAAACTAAAGGTATTGCTAGCGTGTTGATGGGTATTCAGATTACAAAACACATTGTCTACAAGGCTAAACCTCGTGATGATGACTTCGACATGACTGAAACAGAGACTATCGATCACGGTGATAACGGTGATGACGAGAATCCTGCGCCTAAAGCTTCAGCATCTCCAACACCTTCATTAGGTACTGGTGTTGCTGCTAAGCCAGATGACGCGTTTTAAATAAGTCAAATTAAGGGCTACTCATAAAAGGGTAGCCCTTTAAAATCAAATTATGAACAGACCATACATTGCTTTTTACAAAGGTAAACAAACGCAAGTTGAGGCCACAAGCTCTTACGAAGCACAACAGAAGGCAGCAGCTTTCTTTAAGGCTAAGAAGAGTTACGAAGTCACAGTGATGCTTGCTGATGTTACACATAGTACCCAACATATTTGAAAGGAAATCAGATGGAATATACATACACAGTGTATGAATCTTGTGGTGAAGATGAACCCATTCGTCGTGAGCTTACAACGGATGTGCATCAACTAAAACCAACAGATGTGCTGCATCCTAGATACGTAGAAGTGTGCAACGAGTTAACTAAAGTCTCAAGTACACTTCGTTCTTTAGATCAATTAGAAGATCATATAATCGCACGAGAGCGCTCCTACTCGTGGAAACCTGCCAAACCGAAGCTGCCAGATAGCAACTTGAAAACAGCTGCCGCCGTGGGCAAACCTGGCATCACAGCAGTCCCACCTGTAGCCCTTTTTGCTATCGGTGCGGCTATGCAAGATGGTGTCAATAAGTACGAAAAGTATAACTGGCGTGAAGCTGGTGCTACTGTATCAGTATTTGTAGATGCTATGGGTAGACATTTGCTTGCATATTACGCAGGTGAAAACTATGCTGGTGATAGTAAGCTACACCACCTTGCTCATTTGATGGCTGGCTGTGCAATTCTCTTAGATGCTGAATTACATGGTAAACTCAATGATGATCGTTTAGCAGGTGAGCTTGATCCTGAGATCATTAAACAATTTATGAAACTGATTAAGAAAGAATCATAACATGGCACGATACGTGTTTGACATTGAGACTGACGGTTTGTTAGTGCAAGTCACTCGTATGTGGATTCTTGCTGCCTTCGATCTCGATACCAGAAAGATGCATTACTGGACAATTGATGATCTTGGATGGCAAGAAGCCTTTAACGAGGCTACTCTCGTTGTTGGTCATAATATTGTAGGATTTGACTTGCTTGTGCTTGAAAAGTTATTTGGATATAAATTACCAAAGAATTGTAAAGTACACGATACACTAATCATGTCTCAAATCTTAGATTATAGACGCTTCGGAAGTAATGGGCACAGTCTTGCAGTTTGGGGTGAAGCATTGAAGTTTCCTAAAGGTGACTTCAATGATTGGTCGCAACTGAGTCAAAAGATGATTGACTACTGTTTACAAGACGTTAAGCTTAGCGTTAGAGTTTATGAAGAGCTTCTTGAAGAACTTACAGTTCTTGCTGAACGAGCACCTCAGATTAAACACTATATGAGAGCTGAACATGCTGTGTCTAAGTGGGCTGGTATGGCTTGTATGCACGGTTGGCCATTTGATATGAATGCTGCTAAGAAACTTTATGTTGACTTAGAAACATCTATGCAAAGAGCTTACGATGCACTGAGTGCTAGATTGGGAAGTAAGACAGTAGCTACCGATAAGGTTAAGGGTATTGTTGAAACTAAAAATCCAAAATGGACTAAGGCAGGCTTTTATGATGCGCACACGGCACGTTGGTTCAATATTGACCCATGTTCTGGATTTGAAGGTGAAGAACGATTGGTTATTGGAGAATATTGTAGAGTCGAATTCGAACCTCTATCACTTGACTCCGTCTCTGATGTTAAAACCTTTCTATACAGAAACGGTTGGGTTCCAACAGAATGGAACTACAAGCCAGATCCAACGACAGGCAAGAAAGTTAAAACTTCTCCAAAGGTTACAGAAGATAGTTTAGAATTTCTAGGTGGTGATGGCAAGCTCTATACAGAGTTTCTAACGGCTAAATCTAGATATGGTATTCTAAAGACATGGATTGAGAACACTGACTCTAACGGTATGCTACATGGTGATTGTATGACAATCGGTACACCAAGTATGCGTACTAGACACAGTATCATTGTTAACGTTCCATCTGCTGATAGCCCTTGGGGTAAAGAGATGAGACAACTCTTCTCTACTAAGCCTGGTTGGAAAGTAATCGGTTGTGACTCTGCAGGTAATCAAGCTCGTGGCTTGGCTCACTATTTAGGTGACAAAGATTTTATTAACACATTGATCAATGGTGATATTCACCAGTACAATGCTGATATCTTGACACGTGTTGTCAATGAAATTGGTAGAGCAATGAAGCGTAAAGATCTTGAAACATATGTAGTAAAGCGTCCTCAAGCAAAGCGTATCTTGTATGCGTTCTTGTTTGGAGCTTCTGGTGCTAAATTGTGGAGTTACATCTTTGGAAGTCTAGATGAAACATATGGTAAGAAACTCAAAGCAGGCTTTCTGAAAGCAGTACCTGGATTTAAAGCTTTGTTAGAGAAGCTTGAAAATATCTATGGTAAAACTTCTCAGGATGGTGATGGCTACATTCCATCAATTGCAGGGAATCGAATCTATGTTGACTCTTTCCATAAACTTCTTGTGTATCTCTTGCAGTCATGTGAGAAAGCCACTTGTAGTGCAGCAGTGATGCTGACAATGGAAAGACTAGAAGAAGCCAATATACCATATATCCCTTTGATCATGATGCATGACGAAGAAGATTTTATGGTTCCTGAAGAGCATGCTGAGGCCGCTGCTAAGATTGGTAAACAAGCTTTCATCGATGGTCCGAAACTATTTGGAATTGAAATCATGGATGGAGATGCTAAAATTGGAAACTCGTGGTACGAAGTACACTAAATCACCTGTGTTTATCTTTGCTGGAGACGCCAGACAAGCTGATCATTGTGCTAGATATGTACTTAAATTAAAGACTAAACAAGAATATCGAATAGTCGATCATGATCATCGAATGTATGGGTTTAGAAATAATACTTTGTACTTATACGGTACTTGGTATAATAGACCAAATTCACATTTGATACTTCAAATGGCTAAGATATTAAACTTTGAAACTATTGAAATAGAGGATAACAGATGAGTAATTACTATGGAATCCAAGTTGCGTTCAATGAGCGTGGCTATTGGTCTAAAGGCTATACATACCTCCACGAAGAGGATATCCCAAAAGGCACTATCGTAGTTGTTGAAACACAACACTTCTTCTCAGTAGGTAAGGTTCTAAGTTCTATCAAAGATCCACAACTTGATCCTAAAATCAAGTACAAGACAATTAAACAAGTCGGATTACGATGAACATTTTCATCCTTGACAGTGACCCTGTTAAGGCTGCACAATATCTGTGTGACAAGCATATTGTTAAGATGTGTCTTGAAACTGCACAGATATTGTCAACCATTAATGGTGGCCCTTACAAGCCAACACATACTAATCACCCTTGTACAATATGGGCAAGAGAATCTACAGGTAACTATAGATGGTTAGTAAAACATGGTTTAGCTATCGCAGATGAGTATACATTCAGATATGGTAAAGAACATAAATCTGCTGAAGTTATCTTTGGTAGTAGTGGTTTTATACCAAACCATAATTATGATCTTACACCATTTGCACAAGCAATGCCTGAAGAATATCGTAACGAAGATGCTGTTAAAGCGTACAGAGATTACTATATGTCTAAAAGAGATTTTTGTGATTGGACTAAACGTGATTACCCTGAATGGTTCTTGGAGAGATTAGATGCATTGGGATGAATACCTGTTAGTTTGTTTTACTGAAGAATTAAATGAGACAGCT